TCAGAGTCTTCTCTCCCTGAGACGCAGATCACACGACCTTTGTCGCCTTTTCAAAAGCCATGACAGCCAACACAAAACCAACAAAAGCCAAGCGCAAACCGGCGCAACGAGGGGCGACGACAAAAAAGGTTTTAGGCTCAACAAAACCGCGTATTCAGACTCCGCCGCTAAAAACTAAGTCCAGAATCGCTGAGGTTGCTGAGTTAGCAGAAAAAATTGGTATGCCGTTGCTGCCTTGGCAGCATTATGTACTCGAAGATATGTTGAGCGTGAATTCTGATAATCAATTCATTAGAAAGAGCAATTTATTGCTATGTGCAAGGCAAGTAGGTAAAACCCACCTTGCTCGCATGCGTATCTTGGCTGGTCTGTTCCTATTTGAGGAAAAGAACATTATTGCAATGTCATCTAATAGAAATATGGCATTAGATACATTTAGGCAAGTTGCTAACACTATTGAGGACAATGACTTCTTAAAAGCGCAGGTAAGGCGCATTAGATATGCAAACGGTCAAGAATCAATCACATTACTTAATGGCGCTCGGTATGAGATTGTGGCTGCAACCAGAGACGGCTCACGCGGTAAGACCGCAGATTTCCTTTACATAGACGAATTACGAGAAATAAGCGAAGAAGCGTTTAAAGCGGCAGTACCGACAACAAGAGCGCGACCTAATTCTCAAACATTGTTTACTTCAAATGCCGGTGATGCCTTTAGTACTGTATTAAATGATTTAAGAGAAAGGGCTATGGATTACCCTTCTAAGACTTTTGGATTTTGGGAGTATTCAGCGCCTATGGCTGCAAGGCAAGATATTAAGAACCGTAAATTTTGGGCAATGGCTAATCCGGCGCTTGGTTACACGGTAACTGAAGAAGCAATCGAAGAATCAATAGCCACTAATTCAATTGAAGCAACTTTGACTGAAACCCTTTGTATGTGGATTGACTCTCAAGTCTCACCATGGACATTTGGCTCGATAGAAGCATGTTCTGTATCAGATTTAGTATTGCCAGTAGGTGCAATGACTGTAATGGCATTTGATGTTAGTCCAAGTAAAAGAACTGGCGCATTGGTCGCCGGTCAGATTGTTGATGGCAAAATTGCAGTTGGAGTTATGGAAACTTTCAATAGCGAAGTTGCAATAGATGAAGTAAAAATGGCTAGTTCAATCCATGATTGGGCAATGAAATATCGACCAGTTCAAATAGCCTATGATAAATACGCAACCGCCTCTATTGCTCAAAAATTAGAACAATCAGGTCATAAAATGATAGATATTTCAGGACAAGCGTTTTATCAGGCATGTGGCGAACTTGCAGACTCTTTATCTAACCTTAGGTTAATCCATAGTGGTCAACCTGAGTGGGTTAACTCAATGAATAATTGCGCTGCTAAAACAAATGACGCAGGCTGGAGAATCATCCGCAGAAAATCCGCCGGATGCGTCGCCGCCAGTATTTCAACTGCAATGGTTGTCCACATGTTGAGCAAACCTATCTCAATACCTAAGATTTTTGTCTAGTCATTATGATATACTTATCTAATGGGATTTTTCCGCGATTTAGTAGGATTACAGCCTAAACCTCAAATTACTGCGCAACTTGCGCCACCTGTCGTAACTGACCCTTTTACTTATTATTCTCAATTTACACCGTTTCAATCTGTAAGCCGTGATGAAGCAATATCAGTACCGGCAGTTATGCGTTGCCGTAATTTAATTGCAACAACAATCGGCGTAATGGAATTAGAAACATATTCAAAAGCAACTAAAGAAGAATTACCTAATTTACCTTGGGTAAATCAATTATCTAAGTCAGCGCCTAATTCAGTTATTGTCACCGCATTAGTTGACGCATTATTATTTTATGGAACTGCGTATTTAGAAGTAACTGAAGTTTATCAAGACGATAATCGTCCTGCAAGATTTGATTTTGTAAATAATACTAGAGTACAAGTTCAATTAAATAAAAATAACACATTTGTAGATTTCTATACAGTAGACGGTCGTGAAAGACCAATGTCCGGTGTAGGCTCACTCGTAACCTTCCAATCACCTATTGACGGTATTCTTCATGCAGGTTCAAGAATTTTAAGAGCAGCCATTGATTTAGAAAAAGCGGCGGCAAACGCAGCATCAACTCCAGTCCCTTCAGGCATATTGAAAAATAACGGTGCAGACCTTGGTGAGAAAGAAGTTGCAGGATTGCTAGCGGCTTGGCGTCGTTCTCGTTCTGAAAGATCAACTGCATATTTAACTTCTTCTCTAGAATATCAGCCAACTTCGTTTTCACCTAAAGACATGACCTACAACGACAGTTTGCAATACATGGCAACACAAATAGCAAGACTTTGCAATGTTCCTGCATATTACATAAGCGCAGATATGAACAACAGTATGACATACGCCAATGTGCAAGATGAGCGTCGTCAATTTGTTGCACTATCTCTACAACCTTATATTTCAGCAGTAGAGAATCGTCTAAGTATGGATGATCTGTCACCAAACACACAATTTATTGCGTTTGACATGGACTCCGGATTTTTAAGAGCAAACCCATTAGAAAGATTAGCAGTAATTGAAAAAATGCTAACTCTTAATTTAATAACCGTTGAACAAGCGAGAGAAATGGAAGAACTAAGCCCAAATGGAAATAATTAACTTTAGTGCAGATTTAGAGGCTTCAGAGTCTCGTCGTATTATCTCAGGCAAAATCGTGCCATTTGAAAACGAAATTGGCAATACTTCAGTTGGCAAAGTTATATTTGAAAAAGGTTCAATCCAAATAGATGACCCTTCAAAAGTTAAGTTGTTACTTGAGCATGACCCTAAATCTCCAATAGGTCGCATGAAGAAGGTTGATGAGGATGACTCAGGTATTTATGCAGAGTTTAAAGTTTCTAATACGACTAGAGGAACTGACAGCCTTATTGAGGCAAGCGAAAGTTTAAGATCAGGATTAAGCGTTGGTGTTGAAGTACTTAAAGGAAAAAACACTAATGGCATATATAGAGTTAGTGCGGCAAAACTTATGGAAGTCAGCCTAGTACAGGCTGCCGCTTTCGAGAGTGCTGCCGTCACTTCAGTCGCTGCGTCAAGCGCAGAGGCAGAACCAACCGAAACCAAAACAGAAAATGAGGAAATTGTGGAAAACACAACACCTGATACACCTGTTGCAAGTGAGGTAGTAGAGACCCCTGCGGTTGAAGCCTCTCGCCCAACAGTAACAGCAGCAATTTACACAAAGCCACGCCTTGAGTTCACAAAGGAAAAATTCCTAGAGAACACACTTCGTGCACAATATCTAAATGATGATTCAGCCCGTCAATACATTGCAGCAGCAGCAGATACAACTGACAACGCAGGTTTAATTCCTACTCGTCAATTAACTGAGGTAATTAACCCTCTATCAAATGCTGACCGTCCTTTCATTGACAGCATTTCTTCAGCAGCACTTCCAGATGCAGGCATGACTTTTGAAATTCCTAAACTGACTCAAGTACCAACAGTTGCAGAGACAGCCCAAGGCGCAGCCCCATCTGATACTGACCAAAATGTTTCCTTCTTAACAGTAAATGTTAAGAAGTACGCTGGACAACAGACTTTCTCAGTAGAATTGTTAGATCGTTCTTCACCTGCGTTTTTCTCTGAATTAGTTCGTCAAATGGAGTTTGCTTACGCATCTGCAACAGACGCAGCAGTTGGCGCAACATTGTCAGCAGTTGCAACAGATGGCGGAAACCGCACAATGTCAGCAGCCAACATCCAAGACTTTATTGCTGATGCTGCAGTTTCTGTTTACTCAGGAACACTCGGCTTCGCTGAAAACATTGTTGTATCTCCAGAGCAATGGGGTGCATTGATGGGTCTAGTAGATGGCTCAAACAGAGCAGTATTCACTCAGACAATTAATCCTCAGAACGCTTCAGGAAATCTGACACCTACAAATATCCGTGGCAACATTGGCGGATTAAATCTTCGCGTTTCACGCTACCTTGGTGGAACTGGAGACGGTTCAATGATTATCGTGAACCCTCAATCATTTACATGGTATGAGTCAACTAAGTATCGCCTAGAGACCAACTTAATCTCAACAGGTCAAATTCAGGTTGCATACTACGGCTACGGCGCAATTGCCAATAAGGTAAACGCTGGTGCTTACAAGTGGATGGTTGCATAAACTTTCCTAAATAGGAACACCTGTAAAGGGGCGTTGGAAGCCTTCGCCCCTTTACTTTAAGAAAGGACATAATTTTGCCGGCTACCTATGTTACAAAAGCAGAACTTCGCACACTACTTGGAATTGGAAGTTTATACTCTGACTCAGTAGTTGAAGAAGTCTGTCAGGCTGCCGAAAACATTGTCAAAGGCTATTTATGGTTTAACGACTACAATGTAATTGCAAAAGAGTGCACAACTACTTTAGCAACTTTATATACAGATACTGTTCATGCCATGAAAATTGGCGATATAGTAACGGTTGAAAATGTCGCTGCACACTACAACGGTGGAAAC